TTATTCCTTTAAACTAAAATAAGAGGACCGAAGTCCTCTCTTTTATTAACCTATTCTGTAAGTCACATAGGTTGCTATTGCTGTTTTTCTTGTTCTGTACATACCAGATGAAGTTGCTGCTGTTGCTGCTACTCCCACTACAGTATGGGCAGAGGAAGCTGTTACTGTGAAAGCACCGGCTCCAGTTTTAACTACAGCCCAATCAAATGATTCACCAATCTCCATTTCAAGAGAAGCATCCATTACAGCACCAGTTGGTAATGTAGCTGTTACAGCTGCTGCTGCTGACGTTACAATTCCACCAGATATCATAGCTGCTGTTAATGCACCAGTTGTAGCAAGTGCCAAAGGTGTACCCTGTAATCTTCTACCTTTCATCTCAAGGACAGAAGCTGCTAATCCACTCTGGTAATAAACAGAGGAAGCTTTTGCTTCAATTCTTATCTCTGTAACTACTGTGAATGCTTCTGTTACATATTCAATACCTGCTTCAACATCTTTAACAAATACCCATTCTTCAAGATAGTTAGCAGAATCAGTTCTACTATAAACTTTAGCTCCATCTTCTGAATATATGGCTAATTTATCAAGAGCTGCTACTGTGAATATTTTTTCCCCATTGGGGCATATTACTTTTGACATATTCCCTCCATTAGGATAGGGGTAGAGTTCTACCCCTAATAATTATCAAGTCTGACCAAATAAGAGAATACCTGACATTTCAGGTGCTTTATTCACAACACCAAAACGTACATCAACTCTGTATTTTGTCTTAAGGTTATTGATACCTGCCTGTTTAGACATCATAATCTCGATTCCCTGATCAGTAGAACCTCTCATCACTGACATACCTGCATCCGTAGGAACAGCATATTTACCAGGAATGATTTCAATTGCATCTTTATGCCAGAATGGGTTAATACTTGCTGCAACTTTATTCAAGAACACAATCGCTGAGTTTGCTACTTTAGTATTGATAACACAGTTCTGATACTGAGTAGCAGGACCTGTTACAACCTGATTAGAGATAATTGGAGGAGTAATAGTCATAGTAGTTCCAGAATCAACTGTTACAACTCTGAAAGTCTTTAACTGTCCAGTATCCTGTTTAGTTATCTGATGAACTGCATTAAGATCTGCTATTGTGAAACAGTCACCGGCTACTACACTTGTAGTTGCAGATACTGTTACAGTCTGGAATCTGTTATCAACGTTATTTCTTCCAGTTGTTCCAACAGAAGTTGCAGCAGGATCATAGTTGTTAGCTCCATCAAGAGTAGAAATAGTTAAGGCTGCTCCACCAGCTGCTGCTGCTATTCTATTTGCATAGTCGAGTTTATATGTTTCAAAAGAAGCTAATCTACCAACATATGCTCTTTCATAAGCAGAAGTTACTTTCTGACCCATAGTTCCACGGTCAGCAAGATTAGAAGCCATACCATTATAGTCACGAGTTGAAAGTGCTAAATATCTACTATCAGACATAATACCCTGCTCATTCATAATAGCTTCAACAAGAGCAACATCATCAAATCCAGTGGCTGCTGTTGCTACAGGAACTACTAATGATCCATAAGTTGCAGCTACATTCATAAGGTTTACATTTATATCTGAAGCAAGCTTCTGTTTTGCACTTTCACCAAGTCTTTTTTCCTGAAGAGCATCTCTAAGCTCTGTTGCTGTCATTTCCCAAGGAACAGATCTTTCAATGTTAATAGATGAAGGTACAGATAACTGTTCTTTATCACTAAAGTTTGAAGACTGATCTTGACCAGAAAATGAAGGCATTATATAGGGCTGTGGTCTCCAGATGGTGTCACCTGATCGTTCCATTCCCTGCTGATCGGTATTATACTTTGATACATTTCTTGATAATACAAGAGCATCCTGAAATCCTTCTAACATTTGATCAAATGCTACTACTTCTTCTTTATTAAATCCATTTGCCATTTTGACTATCCTTTACGCACTAAGACTGCGTTTGTAGGCGACCACTTTTGTTCTGTCACCTGATTTTTCTGCTTCAGCCTCTAATCGAGCAAGCTTTTTATCTGAACTGGCACCAGTGTTTCCTGAAGATATTCTTTTTTCTGGACTTGGTGCTTTTCTTCCTGTTACTTTCAACTGAGACTCCAATTTAGCCACTTTAAAGGCAAACTCTACAGGATCTTTGATTTTTGACAAATCTTCTAGCTTCTTAGGGTTCTTCCCTAACGCATAAACTAAAAGTGCCGGATCTTCTGCACCCTGGACAATTATGCCCTGCTGTGTCTGTGAGAATGTATCTGTGACAAGTTCTTCTGCATAAGTAAAATCCTTAAAACTGTGTTCCTGCTTTAAGTTGACATATCGTTCTTGCCGACTTTGCCATACCTTATTCTGCTCTTCAACAGTTCGGGCTTTCTCAGAAGCCTGTCCTTCTACTATTCTCTTTCGTTCGTCATAGTCTCTGATTGCCTGTTTATACTTAACATCATCATAACCACTACCGGAAAGTGTAGGTTCTTCACCAAGTTCAACAGGACTTTCGTTCTCTGCTGCCTTTTGCTTTTCTTCAAGCTGCCGTTTAAGCTGCTTAACTTCACTCTCAAGCTTTCGATTGACTTTACGAACTTTCTTCACCCAACCAGGTGTTTCTGGCTTTTCACCTTCCTCTTCTTCGGGAGGTGCATCACCTATCGTAACGATGCGATCTTCTTCATCTTCTTCATCTTCGTCCTGGATAGTCGCAGGCTCTTCTGATTCATTAGAAACTTCGGATTCCTCGATAGTCTCTTCTTCTTGTTCATTGTCAAGTACTATTTCTTCCTCTACAACTAGATCTTCATCTTCTAACATTCTATACCTCTTTTATCTCAAATGCAAGTATTACATTGCATTCGGAGTTTGTTGACCCTGTATCTGCCCTTCTGCCTGACTCTGAGCCTGTTGCATCATGGCTTGCTGCTGTTGCATAGCCTGTTGCTGTCTCTGCTGTTGGATTTTTTCAAATTGCTCTATATATGCTCTACTTTCCTGAAGTTTTTTAAGGTCAATCTCATCGAGAGTATTGAGAGTTTCAGCTTTAGTCTTCTCAGTATCTGCCAGAGTCTCAAATACCTCAGCTTCTTTTTTCTTAGCTCCTGCCAAAGCTTCCTGAGCCATTGCCTCAAGTGCCATTTCATTTGCATCCGGTTTCGCATTTTTAGCTTCTTCTGCCAACTGTTCTTTTTCTTCTTCTGTTGGTGGTACAACACCCATTCTGACAAGCTTCTGTCTGAAGAAGTCCCTGACATCGGATATTCCATCACCTTCCATATTCATCATTACCATGGACTGAAGAACTTGAGATGTTTCTGGATCTTGTGTAACTGCCATCATTCCCATTAGAGATTGGACAGTAGCTGCTCTCTGTGATGCAGAGGAAGGTCCAACGTCTACAGCAACATCAAAAGTTGCCTTTGACATATCATTCTTTTCAGTTACAGTTCCCATTTTATCAAGTCCAGGTTGTAGAAGTTCAACTGATCCTGTCTGACCATTATTACTTATGGTCTTCATTTTCCGACCTTTTTCTACATATATATCCTTCGCCATTGAAAGCCATACTTCCCCTGCTCTACGAATAGCCTTTGAGAAATTGGACATATATATGAAAGCCTGACCATCTATTCTTTTCTGGATCATCTCATGGGCTTTTCCTGAAACATGACTGAGCATTTTTTCAGCTTCACCTGCTCCACCGAGAAGCTCTTTTGTATCAATGTCAACTAATTGCATAAGTGCTGCAAGTGCCTGTGGTATTTCAGGGGCTTTAGTATATCCTACAGGACCGGATGGCATTGAGTCCCCAGTAGCGTTTGTTACTGGATTTACAACGAGGTATGGGTAGTTCTTAATATTGTCTTCTGCCCACATATACTCATATCCACTCATCTGCTCAGGAGTGAATATTGGTTTTGATATTGTAGAAGCTGCTGATAGCTCTGCCAGTTTTGAAGTGAGCATATTCTTTAATCTCTGAGTATCCTTCACCAACCGGACATGTCCCATACATCTTTCAACAGAGTCCACATACCATCTTTTCCCATATCCAGGAATAATAGGTATATTCTTTCCTGCAATAATTCCACAGTCTTCAAGAATCTCATTTCCTGATAGAATATACTTATGAACCTTTCTCCGTTTAATTTTCTTACTTCTTACTTCCTTTGTACCAATGGTCATAAGATCATTTTCAAGTTCAGGGTTTTCTTTAAAGTCTTCATCAGTGTATTTCTCTTCATCCCCTGTGAGATTGACAAATATTCTAACAGTCTCTTTTTTCTCTTCAAAAACATAGTATTCTGCAATATGAACCATATCTTCTGCATACCAGTCATATTCTGTGAAGCTTATCTCTTTTCCAATAGATACAGGTGATTTACCATATTCCTCTTCATATGCTTCGGGAGTCATAGAGTATATTACAAAGCAGTATTTTGCATCTGCTTTATCTTGTCGTTTGGAATCAAGATCAAAGAACACAGAAGAATCAGCATCATATATTGGCTCAATTCTAATTCTTTGTTGTTCATTCTCATCATCCTCTTCATCCTCATATTCACTTGTAAGACGGAATGCACCCATTCCTCCACCAACAGCTTCTTCAAAGCAATTATCATATGCTTCTTCTGCACCGGAGTCTCTTTCATCTGCTCTGAAGAGTCCATCACAAATATCAACCATTGAATCATTATCAGTTCCATCTTTAGCCATGAAATCAACAGATATTCTATTGTTCCGATATTCATTGAATATCTTAATCACTGCTAAGTGAACCTTGTTTACTTCAAACTTAGGTTTATTCTCAAACTGATTATCAAGAGCTCCCTCCCACTGGGCACCAGGGATAGAGTAGAATCTTCTGTCTTCTAAACACTGCTCTCTTTCTTGAGCAACAGAACTTTGTATTCTATCAAAATCTGCCATAGCCTTTGAATGTATATCTTCTTTTTTCATTTTACCACCTGCTTAGTACCGGAATAGTCCTAACTTTAAACTTATTCTTTCTCTTCTCTATCTTAGCCTGTTTTATCTGTAAACTCAATAAATACCTAACACAGTCGAGAACGTGATTGTTTTTATCAGGGTACTTACTAATAACTTCACCTATTCTACTTACATTCAAAGCATAGTTGATAAACTCACTTGCTGCCAGTGGGCACCTTACTGGATCAATTACAATCTCTTCAAGATCCTGCATATACTTAATTCCATGATCTACGCTCCCAGGAGCTTTCTCTGTTGGGTAAATATTCATTTTATAGTCATCACGAAGTTCATCAATACTCTTAGGTTCGGCAGAATCTGCCATAGTTACTTCAGCTAACTGTTCTGCTGAAAGCCTTGCTGCTAATTGGCTATTCTTGATACCTGTTCCTGATATTTCAAAGAATATATAAAGAATCT